GTCTTCGGGAGAGCTTCGTCCGCCATTTTTTCAAGGCGTCTCCGATAGCTCTTGAAGTCGTCAACGATCGACATCGAGCACTTCCCTGACGGCCTCGACGTCCACCGCATAGCGGGTGAGCGCCAGCCATAAATCGAAGGTCACTGCGACGCGGCCATCGGGGAGCTTTTCGACCTGGCCGGTGGGATCCGGGAAGATCGGCCAGGATACGGAGGGCGTCTGTTCAGGGCTTGGCGCGGGCGGCCAGGTCTTGCAGGACGTCCACAGAAGCATCGAAGCGCTGGTCAGAAGTGCCAGCGTCAAGAGGAGCCTTTTTCCGTATTGCTTCATCGAGGGCCTCCTTGTGCCGTTTCGCCATTGTAGATGCCTGGGCGAGATCCGCCCGTATCTCCACGATGGTGCGTGATAGATGCTTGACGTGCTCCGCCTGGTATCTGGCCTGAACGATTAGGACAGCGATCACCAGGCCAAGAATCGCGATCAGGACTAGCAAGATCAGGGTCAAGGTCAATGTGTCCTCCTATGCGGTACGGCGCCAGACGTTTGACGAAATCTCCGCCCAGGTTGCCCATGGCCATAGGGTCGCAGGATTTACCATTCCGGGTAGCTGGGTATAGACGAAATCGACCGGGACAGCGATATTTCTGATCGCGTCCCTGACCTGCGTGAGAACTCCAGAATCAGGCGTGAGCCCTCCGCCTGCTATGACTGCAATGAGCTCTTCTTGGTGCTGGTTATGGTCCGCTGCCGTGAGCTTCGTTCCCGATACCCCTTCCGCCTTGTCGACGTACATTCCGCCGGACGATCCGGCCGCTGCGGTTCGGTTCACGGCTCCCCCTGTTCCTGGTCGCCCACGATCTCGAATATCCAGAGATCGTCCGGAGCCTCCAAGTTATGCGAGGCCGCGGTAGCCTCGACGGCGCGGATCATGACCTCCGCCGGGAAGTCAGGATCATCCAGGGAGAATTCCTCGACCTTTTTTCCCTTCGTGAAGACTATCTTCTTCATGCGATGGCCCTCCCTGCGTGGATATAGAAATGGACCGACAAGGCGCGCGGATCTGTCGTCGGGCCTGTCCGAGGCGTTCCGTTAGCGCCGTCGGTGATCGGCGAGTCGATATTGATCGCGTCATAAGCGGTAGCAGTCGCGGCGGCAACGCCACGGCTGCCTGCAGATGAGGCGAAAGTATTAACTGATCCCACAGGGGTCCCGTTGCTAGTCCAGCGGAAGTTGTGCCAGTGCCCTTGCATCCGGTCTCGATGTCTTAGTCCGGCCACGCCCTCGCCATCATTCGCGGATACCAGGGAGCGTCCCTTGACTTCGAATAGGCGGGCTGTGGTGGTGGATCCCGCGACGCGATGAGAGTAGAACGAAGCCGAAGAGGTCACGGCTCCCGATGCATTTACTGCGGAGAAGGCAAAGGAGACCGTGCGGCTGGCCGCGTTGACGTTCGTGATCGCGTAGGTCCCTGCGGTGATATTTCCGATGTTCGCCGCCAGGGTAATGGAACGCCAATTCGTGTAGGATCCATGGACAAGCTCGTCCTCGAGGAGCGCGGTGAGGAAGGCGATATGATCGGCGTCGTTTTGGAAGGTGAGGGTGCCTACGTTGGCAGCGATCGCCCAGTTTGTTACGACCGGATCGGCGATTTCCCCCGTGAGTCCGGCCTTGAAAGTGAGTTTCGCTGCCCGAAGGTAGGCAACCAGGTCCGGATAGTTTGCCGTGGCTACATCCAGGTAGGTGGCTATCGCCGACAGGCAGATCGCCGGGAAATAGGTGTCCGGCGTCGACTCTGACCAGGCGACGGCGGGCTTCCGGTCCATGAGGGAAAATACTTCCCCGACCTCGCGCCCTCGCTCCTTGATAGCCTTCCGGATGGCCTTCCAGAGCTGGGTGCTGTCTGCCCCGGACAGGGTGAGCCCCATGCCTTCGATGGGGCCGCAGAGCTCTTCCTGGGTGCCGTTGCGGTCTTCCGCGACGAGAAGAGTTCCGACGACGCCCAGAGCGGGATTATCGTCGACATAGAGACCGGCTGCGCTTCCCGGTGCCGTAGTTCGTTTCATGCAGGAATCCTCCCTGTAATTGCAATTCCGGTGACGCCGACGCCAGAGCGCCCGACTTCTCCGTCAGTTTCCGACCATGCCGTCTCGCGCCGTCCCGTGATCGCCCGTCCGATCGATCCGACTCCGCAGCGGGCGACGTCTCCGTCGTAGACCCCGCGGACCTCGTAGACCGGGACCAGGTGAAGCGGAGCTATCCGCGTGAGTAGCGCTTTAACCGAGTTGACGTCCCGTGAAAATGGGACAAAGCCCCGGACGTAGTAAAATAAAGTGAAGGCCACTTCCGACTCGCAGGATGCGTCCCCGCACTCCCCGACGCCAGCAGTTCCGGTATCCGATGAATCAGCCTCGTCAATGTAGGCGTTCGGATAGGCGTCGCGAAGCCTTGAATTCAGGTAATCGACCGACTGGCCCCCGACCGAGACAAAAACCGCCTCGGCGGTTTTCCTCTTCTGGCCCAGGGTGGACGACTCGGCCATGGAAATCCCCAGGAGTTCGAGCCATTCGTCTATGAAGTCCTCGGCTGTTTCCGGTCGGGCTTCGTCCACGATTCCGGTAAGGAAGGAGCGCGCGTCATCCAGGGAGACAGACAAGCCATCCTGAAGTAAAACTGTACCCCTCCAGGCTTTGCCCTCCGGCATAAGCCTCCGAAGGGTCTTGGTCATCAAACCGGCCATACGGTCGTCCCCAGTTTGACGATCTCGCTTTCATCGAGCTGGTAGGCCGCGATGGAGCCTCCCCCGTCAAGCGACATCGTCAAGGTGATCGAGTTGACACCGGCCCCGATAGCCTCAGAGTAGAGGGCCGCAAGGGATATAATGTTGGTCGGATTAGCTTCGTCCAGGTACTGGACGGGAAAGGCGCGCAGAAGGTAGGCCTCCCAGGCGTCCTCCACGGCCTCCCTCATGGCGGTCGTATCCGGACTGACGGCGGTGACGGTCGGGGTGAGGATCCGTTCGGTCATGGCAGCGGCCAGGACGTTCGCGCATAGTGGCCGGCGTACCGTGTCCTGGAGGTATCCCTGAACCTCGAGAAGCTTCGCTCCGTTCGGAATTCTCGTCCCCGTAAGTGCGACAAGAGGATAAACGGTGACCTCTCCGGCGTCGGTTCGGAAGGCGAAGGCCTTGACGATGCCTGCGACCTCGAGGGCCCAGGTTACATAGTCGGGAGTTGCCCCGCCCTGGGGCCGGTTGCGTAGGCGGGTGAGAATGCGGGCTCGGTAGGTTTCCAGATCCTCTGCGTCCTCTCCAGTGGTGGTCGTGGCGCCTGCGGTGATCTCCTGATCTACCCCAGCCAGGGGTGATACGATCGAAAGCACATCCCCAGCTGTTCGGTTGGTATCGTCCCCTGTGGTAAGGGCTTCAAGGATGATCGTAGCGACCCCCGAAGAGATAGTGACCGCGTCCTTCTGTTCGTAGACGATTACATCCAGGGTCCAGAGAGTCCCGGCAGGAATGATGGTATCTTCGGTTCCGGTTGCCTCCGCCTGGAAAACGGCCGCGACGGCCGCTCCCCGGACGAGGCCATACTGCTCCCCGATCAGAGCCAGGCCGTCCGCATCAGCCGTCTGGGGGAAAATCTGCCGATATGCCCAGCCTCCAAAGCGGTAGAGTAGGGCCAGCACGCCAGCCAGGGCGGTAGCAAGGACCCGGAAAAATGCCTTCGGTGCGGCCGGAATCGTCTGTCCGATCTTGCCCTCGATATCCGCGACAATCTGGTCTCGGATTTGCGCCGCGGTCGGGATCGTGATCATCTAAACCCCCACCCGGGCGGCCATTGTCGCCCAGTTGATAGAATACTTGAGGGGAGCTAAGGGAACCCCTCCTGGTTGCGTGATCGTGATTTCAATCTCCATCAATCCAATCTCAGGGATCGAAGCCGATATCACGATAGAGTCGGCCAGGCCGACCTTTTTCATCCATGCGAGGGCCTTCGCGGCGCGGGCTTCCACGTCCAGGCGCGTCTTATTCGAAAGCGGCTGTGCCAGGGCATCCTCGAAGTCGGAGCCTACCTTTTCAGCATCGCTTGAGGCGACGGCGTTGCCCCAGTATCCATCCTTGGTGAAAAGGGAGATCGATACGGCGTTCTCCAACCCTTCGTCCATGGACGGCTGCCCCGCGATGATGGAAAGATCGAAGGAATCGCCCTCGGTGTATAACTTCGGATCTCCGTCGTAAGTCATGCTCCCCCCATCCTCCTCTCTATATCGCTATGATAAATTCTGGCGCAATCATCCATCGGTTTTCAGGGTCGTTGTCTTAGCCGTCGTGATGTCGGCCGACATCGTTGCCAGGCCCGGGGAAGCCGAAGCCGATCCGCTGACGACATGGCTGGAAGGGTCGGCCGCGCCGGTTACGACGTGCGTATGGCCCTTGATGGCGGTATTCATGGCGGAAAGCACGTCCTGGAGCTCTTGAAAGGTGACCAGGCGTTTCGTGCTCCCGTTTGCCTCGATCGTTCCGTCCGGCTTGAGGACTATTTTAGCCTTGACGGTTTTACCGTCCGCCGTGGTGGAGAAGATAGACGTCCCGCCCTGGCCCCCTACGTCGATGGTGATTTGATAATTCTGCACAGCCACGACTACGCCATAGCGGCCCCCTCCGCCGACCTTCAGGAAGATCCCCTTCGTCCCATCGCCAGGCAGGGCGAACAGGCCGGGAGCCTGGTATATCTCAGGGGTCAGGACCTGGCCGGCCAATCCAGCCGCCTGGGCCACGGCCGACTGTCCTGGGGCGTTTCCCTTCGTCTTGAGGGCAGCCTTGGTCAAGGAAACGAGGGTCGAAATCAATCCCATGGGTAGGCCTCTGGGGTTTTCCCCGTGTAAGTGGACGGAAGCACCAAGCGTAGGGCAGAAGTGCGGCCTCCGCCATCCAGCGCAAAATCTACGCCTGCAATCATGAATGGCATTTCCGTGTCGATGAATACGGATGGTGCCTTGATGGTTACGATCTGGCCAGGCGCCCAGAGGGCCTTGCTCGGTCCCCTCCACCCGGAAAGGGATATATCGACCTGAACAGACTCCGCCAGGGCGAGAGCCCGTGCCCATTCCGCCGATGATTTCGCTCCAGTTGCCGGTCCCTGGCCGCTCGTGTAAATGCGGGGCCGATAGACCATGATTTTCGGATCGTTAGCTATTCCGGTAATAGCTTCGTTACCGTCCTGCTGGAGTAGGACTTTGTATTCTGAAAATCGTTTCGTTCCGTCGTAATTCGCCGAGATCGAGCGCATTTCCGACAATCCCTCTACCAGAGCGGCGACCGGCGCGGCATTAGGGTTTGGCGAGGTGATCACCAGGCGCCCCGGGGCGTCGTTGGTCAATAGGACGCCCATGCTTGCGGCCAGTCCGGAAAGGAAGTCGAAGGCCAGGGCTCCCGGCTCCGCGCGCGCCTCCCCGATGGCCTTGTCGGCAGCGGCAAGAATAGCTTCAGAAGTAACGACCTTGACCCCAAAGCGAGCGGCTACTTTCTCGGCTATCTTGCGCAGGGACAGGCCGGAAAACTCATAGCCCACCTCGTCGATAGCGCAATCGATGAGAGGTCCGGTAAGGCTTCGACCTTGTATATTGATCGGTCGATCGGATTCAACCAGGGATGGCGCGACGGATTCGATCTGGCCGGTTAGAATGAGTTCGCCATCGATCTTAATTGTCGCCGGCTGATATCCGAATGGCTTGAAGGCTGCCCGAAGATCAGCGCGTTCCGGGTTGAAGGCGGAGGAGAATGAGAAGGCGTCCGCGCAGGTATCCAGCGCCCGCGAAATCGTGAGCGCCTCCCAGTCGGTAAATCGAACGGATCCGATCTCAAGCTCGACATCATCAGCCATAGTAGACGACCTCCCGGCCGGCCGGGATCAAAAAAAGGGCGTCACCAGTTAGGCCGTTGGTTTCGATGAATTCGTCGAGCCTGTCGATATCCCCGTATACCTCGAAGACGAAATCGAGCGGTGTCCGTTCAGCATCTAGGGAAATCCTTCTCTCCGATTCAAGGGAAAAGGATCGCTCCAAGAGGGATTTTCCGGCCAAGCTGGCCGCCTCGGCCAAGGCCTCAAGGGTGGCCCGGTCCGCGTTTACTTCTTCCAGCCCGGCCAGGGCGTCGCGGTATATCTCCGACAAAATATCGGCGGCCTGAATTGCCTCCTGGCGGCTTCGGACGGTTCCGTTGAGGGTGGAGTCTATCGCCGCAGTGGTTAGGCCCGAAAGCATAAGAGCCTTAATAGATTCCGCAGCCGAAGAGATCGGGCCGAATGCCAAGGTGGATTCGAGCAGGACCGTGTATCCCGAGACCTTCGCCAGAATGGAACCCTCTCCCTGAGCCGGAATTCGGCATATTTTGATATATGCCTGAGACAAAGCCACGGGGTCGGCCATGAGAATGTCGATCTGGTTTTCAAAGTCGCGGACCGCCTTGTCGAATGCGGTCGCCATCTCCTCGGACGAAGCGGTGATCTCAGTCCCCCAGCTTGCCAGATCCTCTACGGATCCCATCACGACTTCTTTCGATTCGGTGAACTCCCGCGCGGTCTGCGGGACAAAGGATTCAGCCATGGCATTTGAAGAAGCAGCGGCGGCCGTGTCGGCCGTGGCCACCGCTGTCGCCTCCATGTTGACCGAACTTGTCGGAAAGGCTTCCCGCTCAGGTACAATGATGAAGTCGATGTCGAATTCTGCGCGACCTAATCCATCGACGAATCGCTCCTGCTGTGAAAACGTCATAGCAAGAACGGATAAATCTCCGAACCTGGGATGTCGCAATGTTCCCGGACCCTTTTCTCCCAGGCTATTCCAGAATGCGTCAGCGGTCTGATCGTAATCCTTGCCTGTGAAATAGATTTTCATCGGAACGTGCTGAGATGACAATCCCAAATCTTCCACCGAGGCCGAGTCTTGCCCAGGGAACTCATGCACGGATGCTTTTTTCCCGCCAGATCTTGCCAGATCGTCGAAATTAAAAACAAAATTCGCACCTGAAGGGGTGACGTATTCTGCCGATCTGATTCTGTCAAGATAACTCATCATTGAGCTCCAGCAAGGGCACGCCCCGTATTCAGTCTGATATTTGGCGCTGCCGTTCCGCTCGATTTGACAGTCGTTCCGGCTGGAGCGTTATTGAAATTCACATCGACGATGGATGAGGTTTCCGAAGTAGAGGAAATGGGAAACATAGAAGTCATATCAGTTGCTGCACCCGATATATCTTGTCCAGTCGATGCCATGACACGCTTAAAAGTATTCCACCGCTCCTGCCTTCCTTGCGTTTCCTCTTGTACTACGGCGATCATGTCTTGCGTTGCGAGTTTTGCCCCTTCCTTGTTTCCAGACATAAGCGCTTTCATATAAGCCATTGCCGGTCCGATTTTCTTAATGTTCATCATGATTTGGAAAAGGATTCCGTCGATTCCTGCAAAAATCGCGTACACAGCTCCTCCTAGGATTGAGCCGAGTATTGAAAATGCAGATCCTACGACGCTCAGTTTCTCAGGCGTTATTCCAAGCATTTCGAGCATGCTTCCGATCGATTCGACAATCCCCGAAAGAGGCCCTCCGAGTTCGGAAAGAGGACCGGAAAGCCCAGTGAATAAACCTCCCAGGGAGGAACCGATCAAGTTGGCAATACCGGAAACTATTTTCCCTATCGTATTCGAGAATCTTAAAAATGAAGGATTGCTGAAAATCTTATTCAATCCCTCTGCAAGTTGCTTGACCAGAGGAATCGCGGCGTCCAGTATAGGGCCAAAAATGGGAACGATTGCGTCGAATATATTCTGGACGACCGGGAGAAGTGCCACGATCGCTTCCGTCAAGCCTCCTCCAATTTTGGATAGGAACGGAGCGATGCTTTTCATCGATGCGGCGAGGCCCTTTGCCAGAGATCGGAACTGTCCCCGGTTCGACTTGATGAAGTTAGTCATTCCAGATGCGGCATCTGAAATCAATGGAACGAATTCCATCCCAATTGATTGCGTAAGTCCATCAAAAGACAATTTGAGCCTGTCGAGGTTATCGTCTAGAGTCGCGCCAGATTTCAATGCCAGTTCGTCCATTACATACCCGGCATCCTCCGCTTCCTGTCGAAGCGATTTTATCCCGGCAGCTCCGCCGGAAAGTGCGGATACCATACGGATAGAGCTTTTTCCGAATAGGGCTGTCACGACGGCGGCCTTCGTTGTTGGGTCTGATACGTTTTGAAAAGCTTTCGCCAATGTCTCAAGCACCTGGTCGGGCCCGGCCGCCTTGAGCTGGTCGACCGTCAGCCCTACCTGGGCGAGCGTATCCTCAAGACCAGACCCGCCCTTTCCTAGGTTGATGGTCATTTTTTGCAGAGCCGCGTCCATGTCGGATGTTTCCATCCCGGACAATTTCGCGATGTAACGATATTCCTGGAGGGTGTCGGTTGCAATCCCCACCGAGGCGGCGGTATCCATAACGGAAGCCGCGGCATCTGAGGCCCGTTTCGCCATGGCCGTGACCGCCGTTCCGGCTGCCACGGCATAGGTCGCGACTCCGAACAGTCCTTTCCCTACGAGTGAAAATCCCTTTCCTACCCCGGCCCAGATGTTCTTGGCCTTCGACGACGATTTCCCCAAGTCGTCGACACTTTTGGTCATCGTGCGGATCGGCTTCGTCATCGAGTCGACGGCCTGGAAGACTGTCTTGATCGTGAAGCTACTTGCCATTCCGAGGCCTCTCCTCTTTCTTCATTTCAAAATGACCTTCAAGCCAGAATAAAAGCCGGGATATGGGCATTGAAAACAGTTCCTTGTCGCTAAAATGAAACCGGCCGGCGACCGCCCATATGGCTCGGTCGCCGAGTCGGCTCCAGATTAGAAAAAAAGCTGGGCAATCGCCCCCATGACCGCGAAGTCTCGTGCCTTCACGCGCTCCAGAACTCCGATCGGGCTGGAACCATCCGTCATTTTGGACAGAAGATGGATCGTCCGTGCCATCGACTCGTTATCCTTGTACCGGTCGATAACCTTGAGATCTCCGGCCGAAGGTTCAATAAAACTCATTTCGGCGCAGGTCTTCCCGTTCTCCAGAACGATCGGGCAGAGAAGGATCAGGGTCACGGACTGAGTTTCCTCATCCAGCATTAGGCGCCCGTCCTCGGCGGCCCTGAGCATCTTGGTTCGAGGTTCGGCGAAATCCTTGCTTGCCGGATCCAGCCCGAAAAAGGCAAGGATCCTGTTTACTTCTTCCGCGGCCACCTCGGGGGCGACCTTTTTCCCGTTGTCCATTTTTTCCCTTTCCTAGATCTGTTCGAACCTGGCGCCACGCATCTCGAGGGCGAGCGTCCCGTCCCCGGTGGCCTTCTTGATCTCCCCTATCGGGATCAGGCTTCCGGAGTAGGTCACCCCGGACGCCAGGGTCAGGTTGACCGGCACGAATTCGCCTGCGTCGGCCAGCTCCTGAAGGAACTCAAGATCTTTGCGCGATTCGTCGATGGAAAGTGGGCAATCGGAGAACCCGGCCAACTTTCTCCGCTGGGTGATGTAGGCCGTCCCGTTTCCGTTGATCGCCGCTTCATTCTGGTATCCGCCAAGGTCGATGTTGACATTGGCGTCCTCGCCCTTCACGTCAAACTCGCGGCCCTTGATGGTGAGCTGGCGAATGTCGCCAGCGCGTACTCCGCTCATGCGTTTCTCCTTTCCTTATGCCGCGGCCGCGAAGGACCACTGGTACTTGACGGCCATGATTCGCAAGCCCGTCGTGATGATGTCGGGCACCAGTACGTTGATCCGGCCCGGGTTGACCGAGTCGATTTCCGCCTGGATTCCGGCCACGATCGTATCGCGCTCCTTGCTCCATCCTTCGGGAATCCAGAGCCCGTCGATCAGGCCGATTACGAAGGCCTTAACGCGCTTCGGGGAAACCGCGTACTCCTTGGAAGTGATCGCCGCATCGTCCACCACGACCGCCCGGTCGAAGGGAGCCGAAAGGAAGAGCTGGTCCAGGCTGTAAATCTTGGCCTGGACGTTGATGATCGTCTCGGTATAGCGCCAGGATTCGTCTACCGCTCCCAGGGTGTTCGTGACGTAGGTGGTGAGAAGGTCATGAATCCCCACCGCTCCGTTCGAGGTAAAATAGGCGGATCCCCCGGCCTGTTCGACGGCGTCCTTTTGCGCCCAGGTCCAGTCCGCGCCGGTTCCGGGAAGAATCCCGGAAATGGTCAGGGTGCGGAAAGGGCGGGCCGGGTCGGAGTCGGCGGAGCGGGAGCAGACGCCCACGACCGCAGCGGCGATCTCCGCCGGATGGTTGGGGCTGCCTTCCACGGGGAAGGAGGTGGTCCAGGGGCTGTTGCGGTCTCCGAGCCAGGTGAGGTAGTCGGCGCGCGTCCCCGTGTATCCGACCACGCCCGCGAAGGGCTTCTTGACGGCCGGATCGATGCGAGCCACCCCGGCGGTCTCCAGGAGATCCAGGGAGGCGTCTGCGTTGTAAGGGCAGACTACCCAGGTGTAGAAAGTCGTGCCGAGGTTGGCGAGGGCGGTTGCGATCGAGGGATCCGCCGATCCGCTGGCCATGGTGCCCAGGGTGAGGGTCACGCCGGCCGGTTCGGCTGTGGATTCCCCGGAGCCGAGATCCTGCTTGATGGTAATCTGGTTTCCCGACAGACCTACCCAGCGACAGGTGAGGGTCACCGTGGTATCGGCGACGGTGGCCGAGACGGGAAGGTCCAGATTGGCGTTGATGGCCGCACCGATCGCGGTAGCGATGGCCGAAGCGGCATCGCTGGAAGCGACGGCAACGGTTATCCGCTTTCCGGCGATGTAGAGGGTGATGATTCCGGCTCCGCTGGCGGGTCCCGCCACCCCAATCGTTCCGGTCGCCGTTCCGGTCCCGTCCCCCAGGGGGAAGGCATCGACCTTTACGCCGCTGGAACCGATACCAGCGAAGAGGGCCTTGGCCATGAGGTGCAGCATCGACCCATTGCCGAAGTAGCTGGCCGCCTCATCGGCGCTTGTGATGGCGAGGGGCTGGTTAGCCGTGGGCGTCTTGCCGGAATTGAACTGCCCGAGAAGCGCGACGCGCTGGGGAATCTTCAAGCCCCCGACGCCCGCGCGCTTGTAGGCCTGCTCGATGAAGACCGCGGAGGCGAGGGCGCCACCGGGTACGAGCGCGAAGTCAATGCTCATGAAGGACCTCCGTATTCGTAGACTGCGGACCAGGTGGCGCGGTTCGTCTGGGATACCGCGATCTCGTCCAGGGCGACGGAGGTTGAATCCTCCGGGGCCCAGCTGTATTCGATCTCGACCGTCCAGCGCCCGGCGACCACTTGGTCTTCCGGGAGCTTGAGGTCATTCTGAAAAAGCGAAAACCTCGGCCAGCGCTTCTTGCTTATCGATCCGGCCGGAAGGGAGAAATCTGCATTTACCAGGGCGAAAAGAGCCGCCTTGACCTGCTGCTTGAGGTAGTACAGGCGGGCCATCGCCGCCTCGTCGGAGGTGACCTCGTCCCCCTCCTCCCCCCTCGAATAGCAGTCGACGTTGATCGTCGCCGTTTCCTGGCCCATCAATCGGGATGATCCTCCGACCTCCGGAACCAGACCGTCCAGCCATATGTTGACCAGCGGAAGATCCCGCTGAGATACCGGTCGGAGCTGGTCTCGGTGAACAATGAAGCCCACCGAAGGATCGATGGCTTCTTCCCGTGCCGAGAAGGCCTGAAGGGCGGAAACCATGCGGTCGATAAGGATATCCTCGGCGCTGCGGGCGATGATGGGCATTTGGTCACCGCCTCATGATGATTGTCGCGCGTCCCGCGGTTCGGTCGAGCATGACGTGATTCGCCTTGCCGACGACCGCAGCCCCGGTGACGTCGGTCGTCTCGATCGTCCAGCCCTCATCCGGGAGATCCCCGGAGGAGAAGCGGGACAGGCGGACTGTAACGGCCGACTTGTTCCCTGGGACGAGGAGACCCGTCTCCGGGTCCACGTCCACGCCAACGCGATGGTATTGACCTTTCACGACGATGGCGGGGGCTGCCCCTTCCGTGGTCGTGTCGGTAACCGTCGCTCCGGTTATTCCTGCCTGAGCCGTTACAAGCGTCAGGTCCGACCCGTCGGCCAGGTTGGCGTCCGGTCCGGTTTCCTGGGCCCTCAAGACAATGGCGGCTACCCCATTTGCGATGGTCGCCGCGGCCCCCTGCTGGTAGCGCTGAGTCCCAGCCTCCCAAAGGGTTCCTGCCGGGATCGTCACGCCGTTTGTACCCGCAGCTTGAGCCGCAATGACGGCGGCAGTCTCCGGCGGTTTGAGCGTGATCGACACACCGAATCCGAGCTCGTCGTCTTCGAGGAGGAATGCGTTGTCCGCTTCGGCGAGCTCGCGAATGTTCATGCCTCGAAGTCCCTGCGGGAGGCCCTGGGCTTGCGCTCGGAGGAGGTCTGCTCGAAGAGCGGGGTGGCTTCGTCAGCCTTCGCGGTCGGCTTCTCGTCGACGATCACCAGGGCCTTCCTTTTCTGGAGGACCACGGCGATATCCTGCTTCATGACGTGTTCGAATCCGTTGGGGTATCGCACTTTTACCAGGTCGGCCATGTCAGGCTCCTTTCAGGAAGCGGGGACCCGCAGGCCCCCGCCGATTCATCAGGACACTCCGGAGACGACCTTCGCGGCCAGGATCGGCAGGCCGTAGCCCGCGTTGCCTCGGAAGTCGGCCTTGAAGTAACAGGTGTTGTTCTTGTTCAGCTCGGTGACGTCCAGGACGGTCTCCACGCCGCGGCGCTTCTGCCTGACGAAGGGTCCGACCGAATACCCGGTGGAGAGGCAATAGAAGTCGTTCGTATCCGTCAGCGCGGGATCGACGATGATCTTCTTGATGATGCCCTTGTAGGGATTGGAGGTCCCCGGGTTGGACCCGGTGGGGTCGCCGTCAGAGGTCTGGAGCTGGCGGAAAAGCATTTCCAGCTCCGGGGGGACGACGAACGTATCGAAGATGACGCCGATGATCTCGCCGCGGGTATTCTTGAACCTGAGACCGGCAGTGCGCGCGGTCTTGATGTCTGCGGCGACCTGGGCGAGGGTAGGGGTGGCAGCGGAGATGGTTCCCGCGAGAAGGTTATCGTTGAGCCTGGCGCCAGTGGCATCGGAGAAGAAAGCCACGCCATCGAAGGCGAGGTTCGTCGTACCATTGAGCAAGAGGCTGTGGATCATCTTGCCCCACTTCCGGTTCTCGCCGGCGGGCATTCCCTTCACGCGGGGGAGGATGATATCCATCTTGTCGTCCTCAAGCTCGGACTTCCTCATCTTCACGGCAGCGCCGAAGTCCTTGTTCTTGATGGTGTAGCTGTAGTCGTCGAGATCGTCGAGGTTGATGTCCCCGATGAGTTCGCCGAATTCAGGGGTATCACCGAGCCACCGGTAGTCCTCCTCGGCGCCATCGGAAAGGATGACGGACCCGAGAGAGGCCATGTCGTCCCAAGCACCTGTGTTCTCCAGCTCTTTCGCCGCCCGCTCGTACTCCAGGCGGAAAACCTTCTCATATCTGACCAAATCGCTTCCGGAAATCATTGTTTGTCCTTTCCGTCTTTCGACGGTAAGCTGAAAATAAAGCCTGGATTATGCTGTCTCACGACATGAAATCCAGGCATGAGATCATCAGGCCAGGGCAGTCTTCGGGATCCCGCGGCGGAAGTCCACCAGGGCGGCGACTCCGACTTCCACGTCGACGATCACGCCGATGGGGTCGGCGTTGGTGGCCGTCTTCGCGATCGTGTCATCGGCCGTGGCGTAGACGTAATCGCCCACGTCGGCCTGGGCCGCCGAGGAGAAGGGGATCCAGATCTTGCCGACTTCTACCTCGACGTATTCGGTTTTCCCGGTGTTGTCGAGGTACTTGGCCACGACGCCGGAGAAGGCACCCTGGTTCGCGGTATCGGATGCCACGATGCCAAGGCCTCCAGCGGCGGTGACGTTGACGATGGCGCCCTTGTAGTAGATGTCGTTCGTGGTCATCTTCACCCGGATGATTTCGGTGGGACCGCAGACACGGTAGCCCTTGTTCGCGCTGAGAGACATATTTTACTCCTTCCCGCTGGTGGCGGTCATTTTCTTGATGTCCTCGTCGCTGTACCCGTGCGCCTTGTACCACTCGGAGTCAGTCGCCGAAACGCCGGATCCATTCTCGGGCGTCCTGGCGTTGAAGTCGGGGGCATTTTCCCCGTCGGCGAAGGCTGTCTTTCCGCGAAGGACGGCGGCCTGGATGGAGGGAGAAACTTCCTCGTAGGCCTTTCCCGAAGCGATGGCATCCTCGACGGCTTTGTCTCCGTCATCGTTGATACCCCTGAACGCCACGATCTTCTCGCGGCGGGACTGCTCGGCCTTGATCCCCTCGGCTACGCCTTCGGCCTTGATGGCGGCGTATGCGTCGGGGTTCTCGGCCTTGAACTGGTTGGAATCCATGTGGACCCCCTTCCCTGAAATAGCCGTACCAGAGAGCGACGCTCCCTGGGCGGCAGAACCGGCGACGCCGGCGAAATTTCTGATGATGGCCTTTCCCTTGATCTCGTCGATCATTCCTGCGGCCATCGCAGTGCTCGCGATGAGGAGACCTCCGCGACCGAAGTCTTTCCTGACTTTATCCGCAGATACCTTCCTGCCGTCAGCAACGCGGCCGACGAAAACCTGATGGAGTTCGTCGAGCTGGGAAACTATCTTCGCGCGACCCTCGGGAGTCTTGGTATCGGGCCTCTTGTCGGGTGCTTCGGTCGAGGTGTAGACGCGATGGGCGATCCCTTCGCTGGCGAGGGCTCCATCGTCGTCGTACTCCTCGTACGCTACACCTATCGATCCGAACTGAGCCGAAGGAGTAAGTGCGATGATCTTGTCGGCCATGCATGCAAGCCAGTAAGCGGCCGAGGCGGCAAGGTTCTCGACCCTTGCTTCGGTCGGCTTCGTTATGGCGGCCATCGCCTGGGCGGCCATATCGCAGCCGTCGACCATTCCGCCGCCGGAATCGATTTCGAAGATGACGGACGCGACCGCCGGATCAGCGTCGGCATCCTGGCATGCAGCGATGATGTATCCGTACTCAGTGACGGCCTCTCCGAACATGGCCGCACACGGATTGGCCTGGGGGGTTAGCATCCCGAAGATCGGGATATGGGCCGCTCCGGCCTGATCGATCTCGTAGAGCTTTCCGCTTGAGTCAGACGACACGGGCGCCCGGTAGATCTTCGCCGAGGCGTAGATCTGGGCGATGCCTTCGCGCATCGCTTCGGCCGTCATGCCCTTTGAACAACTGCGGATCTCCCTGGAAATGGATGTGAATTCGGAAACCGACTCCCGCGGCATGAGGTAGAGCTTGATCACGCCGCACCCCCAGTCCTGGTACGAGCAATTCCCTCAAGGACCGTTACGCCGAGCAGGGCCGCACCGGTGATGATGAGGACCTGGCCGGCGCTCAGGGCGGTATCGGGATCCTTTACTTCGATGAACATGGCGGCGATACCGATTGCCAGGAGAAATGCCCCTCCGATTGAGATGAGGATTGCCCCGAAAAGGCGTTTCGAAGAAATGACTCCGGGAGACTCCTCCAAGGCGCCGGTCTTCTGGTCATCGTTCATACAGCCTTCTTTCCCGTGTAGACGACCACGCAGTCTTTCACGTTCGAGTCGTATTCCCCCCGCTTCATGCGAAGAGCGAATCCATTTGTTTTTGTCCTCTTGGGCCAGGAGTCGTGGTAAATGATCTCTTCGGTTGCATCGTCATAGGCCACAGCGGCTAGGTAGTGACCTGGGACCTTTATGCAAATCTGAACGGCGTGGCCTTCCTTGAGTTCTGCTACGATCCCATCCCATTTAAGGACTTGATAGAACTTTCCTTCGGTTGCGAAAACGTCAGCAACTGCGAGAGGGTAGTAGTCCGGTACCCTATTGCCATGAACCTTGTTCGGGTCAACTCCGGGAAGGATCTTGGAGAGCCGCGGATAGTTCACGGGGTCATTGAGGAAATCGTTTAGGACTTCCTCTGATTGAGGTATGTACATTCCAGGGCACTCGATAAGAATGTCTACCCCGAGTGCGTCAAGACAGTTCACGCTCGCGGTAGGTCCGCAGGTTTCTAGATAGGGGCGCAAGCCGTCCTTCTCGATTTGTTCCTCGGTGGGATTGTTCGTCTGAACATGAAGCCTCGACCCCTCATTCCAGTATGGCGCTCCTAATATCATCGACGTACCTCCATCTCCGCTTCCAAGGCATGCGTCGTTTCAATCTTCACCAGCCGATTCCCATGGTCCTCAAGCTTCACATCGTGGTCATCAACTTTCTCAAGAACTTTGTTAATTGCGGCTGTATTGTTCTCAATGACCACCTGTAGTGGAGCCAACGTTGAACGCATGAGCCAAACCACAACTCCAGAAACTGCTCCAATGGCTGTGAGAGAAACCCCCGCAATCGTCACAATGTCAGAAATGCTCATTCGGGCTCTCCGTCGGAATTGTTTTTTTCTCCGTCTTCTCCATCGGGAGAGGTCCTCTGATTTTTGAGTTGCGTGGTATTTAGCTGGGGAGGAACTGGCGCAGCGGGTGCAGCAGGAAGCATTTCAAGCTCCCGCTTCTGCCTTTCGGCATTCTCGAAGAAGTCGCTCCCGTTGTACTTGAGGGCGACACGCTCGCGCGTGGTGGAGCCCTGCGCGATTCGCGCGTCGTCAGCCTGGGCGTCCTTCACCGGATCTATGCTGGGCATGGACTGCCCGAGCCACGAGGTGGAAACCCAGGCCCTTGTCATGAGAGGGGAGCGTCCGTACCCGGGAGCCGATATCCTTTTCGCCTTGATCTCTTCGGCGAGCCATGCTTCATAGATGGGCTGAAGGAATTGCGTTGAAAAGTGCATCCTTCCGCGATCGATCGTCTGCCAGAACATGATCAATGCCGCACGAGATGCGGAGTAGTTGGAACTGAATTTCATCTCCAGGGTTTCGACGGGGATGGAAAGGCGGGCGCTGACGTGCTTAGTGATCGCGGAAATGAAGGCATCGAAGTTGACATTCGGGCGCTTCGTATCGAAGCTCGTAATGTCCTCTCCGGCCTTGAGGTTCTGGATGAAGAGCCCGGGCTTCGTGATTCGCTTCTCTTCAGGCTCAGACGTTCCAGATGATCCAGTGCTGGTGGATCCGCGCAGAGAGGCGCCAGATCCGAGAGCCGCGGCAATATTCGATCGGGTGTCGCTTTCGGCGCTAGGCTTTATATAAGCGGCGATGACCGCATTCACCAAGGCCGCCTCTATCTCGCAGAGTTCGTAGTCCGTTATTTTTTGGAGCTCGTGGATGACCGGTGCTAAGATCCCGACTCCCCGGATCTGCCCTGGCAGATCGAGGAGCGCGGGCATGATCACGAATCGGCGAGCCTCACCCCAGACGGGTATCCTTGTCGTCTTCCTCGTGTAGGGATCAAGGATATGGATGGCCACAAGCTCGCCATACTTCGTCAGCTCGACGCCGTCGGCCACGACATTCCCTCGGGCGTTGATCGCCTCGAGGTCGACTGAGTTCATGGGGTTGTCGATCTGGTCAGGGTCGACGAACTGAAGCGAGATGGGAGAGGTCCTGGTTGAGTCGCCCGAGTAGCGCAGGATGGTCGGACACTCACCGTCGCGAAGTTCGTTCAGGTAGGCGAATCCCATCAACTCGAACAAGCTCCGTCGCCCGGCGGAATCGGGTTCGGTAGACGAGGCCCAGGCCCAGAAGCGGAGCTCGACATCGCGCGCCCACTGGCGGCGCTTCGTCTCGTCTTCCATGGCTTTCCCGATAAGGTCCCATAGGGGAGACGCCTCCAGCTGCAGGCCGGTGCCGATCACGTTATCGGCCAGGCGCTGGAGGATCGCACCACCCTGGGAGGAATCCCAGAAGGCAGCGCGAGAACGGTTGCGGAGGAGGGTGTGATCGAGCTCGGCGGAAGACGGGTACGCGCTTCGCAGAGATCCGCGGATCTTCGATCCGTCGAATCCGTTTCCACCAGACCTTCCGCCACGCCAGGTCCACGACCCGACGGAGGCAGCGGCCCTGGCGAGCCCCATGGCTATCTTATCCCTGATGCTCACAGGGACCCCCGATCGAATCCCATGGCGAATACGCCGGACTCCCCTGTCGCCTCAGAGAGCTCGGCCTCCAAGTTTCGAATGGTTTTATTCAGGCCAGGTAGATCTCGCTTGACGCTCTGCTTGCCCTGCCCGGTCTCAAGTCCGTACTCGGATGCCTGCATAGCGGAGCGTCTGGAGGAGTAGGCGGCCACGAGATCCGCCTGGATATCGATGACCGATCTCACAGAGGACCTCTGTATACGACGAAGCGCTCGCAGTTGAAGCTCAACCGGAGCGCTTCGCGCGGAATCACCCGCCGGACGCGGTCCCTACCTGTGGCAGGGATGGTCCTCATTGATCGCCATACTACCACATGGCTTGAATTCTGTCACCTATTACCCTGCAAGGCCCCCCAGAACATGGACCAATCGACGGCACCGTCCTCAGATTCGCAGGCCAGGGTTGCAAGGACGTATAGCGCACCAAGGTTATAGACTCGGCAGTCGAGCGCTTCATTTCTCCGGCCCTCTGGCTTATGCCATACCAAACGCGACTGACCCGTTCTCGTGGTCTCCTTGACGCGCTCCTCAGCTGTGAGCTGCCTGAAATACTTCTCTCCGTACTCGCTGGGGAAGTGGCAGTAGCCATGAGGGATCGGAGCCTCCGGGTTTTCCGGCAGTCCCTTCACCACGCTCGAATAGATTTCCAGCTTGAGGTCGTCCGTGTAGAGGTCGATGCGCTTGCATGCGTACCCGGGAACATCCTTCAGCATGTACTGACGCCGGAACCGAGCCGCCCTCGACTCGCCCTTCACAGGAAATACCCCGCCATCGAATCGGTCGCAGAACTGATATACCACGGGGGAGTTATATCCTGAGTCGATGAGCGAAAGGCTGATCATCTTCTCCCCGTGGGGAGAGAGGATAATTTCCTTGAGTTCGTCCCAGCAGTGGTCCTCCGAGTTGGCCGTCTCCCCAGGGATTACGAAATACCCGAGGGACCAGCTCTCCTTGTTCACCCCCCAGGCCACAATCTCGCACTCAATACGGTCCTTCTGGATGTCACATCCCAGGGTGAGGAGCAGCGCTCCAGCCGGCATGTCAGGCTGCGTGATCTTCCCAGGGGCCCGCAGCTCCACCGCGTAGTCTTCTCGCCTGAGCATGACCCTCTCGATGCGCGGAGCCTCGCCCCTCTCCGTCCAGGTTTCTCCAAGCACCGTGTTGATGAACTGCTTCCGCTTCTCGATGTTGTCGCCAATCTCGATCCATTCCTCGACGATGGATTCCCAGGATCGCATCCCGATGGGAGAGTAGAGGGAGCTGATGTGATAGGACCGCATCGATGGCCGAGCCGGCTTCGAGGACGGGATCCACTTGGCCTTCCCGCCTCGCCTGTCCTCCCGCAGGAAGAAGGCTTTGTCCTCATTCCTCCAGGATCCCCCGCACGCTTCGCACTCGTACCTAACGGACGGATAGATCAATGCGCCCAGCTCGTCCTTCTCCCACCTGAGCTGCGCCCAGCGAAGCGATTGCAAATGCCCGCAGTGCTTGCAGGGTACGTGGTACTGGCGTTGATCTCCCGCCTTGTAGAGGGGTTCGATTTTCGAGGTCTGGGAAATTAGAGGGGTCGATCCGTAGAGGATTTTCCTAATCGCCTCGAAGCTATCCGTTCGTCGCTTGAGTAGGCCGATCGGATCTCCTTCTCCCTCGGAGCTTGCGGGATAGGAGTCGACCTCGTCGAGGGCTTCATACCTAACCGAGAAGGTCCGCAACTTCGCAGCTGAGTTCGGCCCCACGGGAAGGAGGAATCCTCCAGGAAACTCCTTTTTCTTTTTCGTGTCGCCCGACTTCTTGTTCGCGGTTTTCTCGGCCTGGCTGAAAATCTTATCCTGAAGTCCGGCGCTCTGGATCATTCGGTCAATCCTGAGTTCAACGCTGGCCTCGGCCATTTCCTTGTCTCCGGAGACGAACATCATCGGGCCCGGCTCTGCATCGATCACGTACCCGATCCAGTTCTCAAGAACCCCTACCGTGAAGCCCACCTGGGCGCCCTTCATGACGGCGATTTCCTGGACGGGGGAAGTCGCGGAAAGGCAATCGGCGATCTCCCTGAGGTAGGGGGTCACCTCCCAGCGATACGGTCCCGGCAGGGATGACAATCCTTCTGGGATGATGCGCTTCTGCTCCGCCCACTCGCTGACCGACAGGTGAGAGATCTCCGAGTGGATCGCTGCGGCAATGGCCTCCCCGAGCCATGACCAGGACTCGGCGATCTCATCCCGGCTGAAAACCTCTCGGCGGGCTGGGGCGCTCATTGGAGATCCTGCCCCTTCGCCGACTCGGTCGACCTAGCCAGGGCCAATCCCAGCTCCTGCTCGAGGTAGGCTTCGACATCGCGGGCATCTCCTGCCTTCGCGAGGGCGTAGATCTGGGCGGATATCCGGCGGGGC